GTCATGATCAAGATGTCTTCCCTCTTAGGCTTCGATCCGGTGAGCCGCCGTAAAAATCCAGTGGAAGAAGATATTACCGATCGTCTCGATGAAATCTTAGTGATGTAATATGACACCTTGGCACGACTACGCACTTAAAATTCAATCCGGGGAGATTGTCGCCTGTAAGAAAATCAAACAAGCGGTAAGCCGTTATCTTGAGGATTTAGAAAATCCCGCTTATTTCTTTGATGAAAGTGCGGTAAATAAATTCTTGGCCTTCTCCCGCTTATGCCCGCACGTTAAGGGGCATTTACGCGGGCAACCAATCGAGCTTTCAGACTGGCAGACGTTTCTATTCGCCAATCTGTTAGGCTTTAAACGTGCCGATACCGGCTTGAGAAAATATCGTTCCGCTTATATCCAAGTAGCGCGGAAAAATGCCAAGTCCACCGTGGCGGCCGTTTTAGCTAATTGGTTCCTATTGATGGAATCAGGCCAACAAGATATTTACACGGCAGCAGTAAGCCGAGACCAAGCCCGTATTGTGTTTGATGATGCGCGTCAAATGTGCCTACTCTCTCCACTTTTGCGCAAACGGCTCAATATTCAGCAGCATAAACTGATTAATCCAAAATCAAATAGCTTAATGCGCCCGTTAGCGGCTAAATCCTCAACCATTGAGGGAACTAACCCAAGCCTTGCCATTGTGGACGAATATCACTTACACACCGATAACAGCGTTTACAGCGCATTAGAACTAGGACAAGGCGCACGCCCGGAAGGTTTACTGTTTGCGATTACAACGGCTGGCAGTAACGTTATTTCCGCTTGTAAGCAGCACTATGATTACTGCGCACAAATACTGGAAGGCAACGAACAAAACGACAGCCTATTTGTGCTGATTTTTGAATTAGACGAAGAAAGCGAAATTGATAATCCGGAAAACTGGATAAAAGCCAATCCGAATATCGGTAAATCCATTCCTTACCTTGATTTTGAAAACACGATCAAGAAAGCCCGAGGGATTCCTTCCGAGTGGGTGGAAATGCTCACCAAGCGTTTTAATGTTTGGTGCCAAGGAACGACACCATGGCTAGGCGAAGGCAATTGGGCGCAGTGCGCAAGAAATTACACTGAAAGCGACTTACTTCACCAAGATTGCTATTTAGGCTTGGATTTATCTAGCACCAACGACTTAACAAGCCTTTGTTACACCTTTCCTCAAGGGAAAAAAGTGCGGTTGATTACCCGGCATTATATTCCTGAGTTTCAGCTTAATAATGTGGCCAACAAGAACCGGGCAATTTATCGAAATTGGGTGCGTCAAGGGTGGCTCATTGCCACAGAGGGCGACTGTATCGACTACGACAAAATCCGCGATGATATTTTGAAAGACGCAGAAAACTTCAATATCAAAATGATCGGCTTTGATGTTTGGAACGCCACGCATTTAAGAACGCAATTACAGGCAGCAGGCTTGGAAGTAGAACCATTCCCGCAAACCTACCAACGATTTAGCCCGGTGGCGAAAAGTGCAGAAGTGTTGATTAATCGCCAAGTGATAGAACACCATGGCGATCCGGTGCTTTCGTGGGCATTATCCAACGTTGTAATGGAAACCGATGCGAACGCCAACATTAAACCAAACAAGAAGAAGGCCGCAAACAAAATCGATCCGGCAGTAGCTTTCTTGATGTCATTCGGCACTTATCAACTTGAATATGGCGATCTGATTTTTGAGTTATCGGAAGAACACAAACAGGCATTGGAACAATTTAACGGCTTGGACTTATAAACCATTCGTACCATACGAATACCTAAAAAAGGAGATGTAATGAGTATAAAAATAATAGGATTAGATCAAGTTCTAAGCCGATTAACAGAGACTGAGAACAAATTTACTAAAGAACTTAAAGCACCAATGCGAAAAGCATTAAATGCCGGAGCTAGAGAGTTAAAAAGTACAGTAAAGCCACTGGTTCCACAATTAAGTTCTAGCACAAATTTCCGACAAAAAGGAACGATTAAAAATAATATTCGTCATAAAACAGTTATAGCCAAAGATGGTTTAAGCGGCTATTCCGTGGTCAAAGTGATGAGACCCAAGGGCCAAAGAATGGCTAAAATTGGCGAAAATACGAGAGATAAACGCGATCCGTTCTATTGGTGGATGGTTGAATATGGCACAAAAAAAATGGAAGGTCGTCATTATATGGAAAAAGGCGGGCAACAAGGAATCGCAAGAGCGTTAAAAGTTGCTGAAGATACGTTCATTGAAGAATTAAAGAAAATAAGTAAGTAAGAAAAAGCCCGATATGATGAAATACCGGGCTTTTTATAACACGAAAACATTACATTAACTTTACTTGGATTGCCGGGAATTGCAATACTTCAAGTTTATATTTTCGGCAAAAAATTCCTAAAAGAATAATCTGCCAAGCATTTATCAAGGACTTTAAAAATATGCCTAAAGCAACCTTGACAAAGTTATTATACTATTAATATAACAATAATAAAATATCCGTAGCCCAACGTAGCCAATTGATGTTAAAATAGTTCGCATAACTTTCTTAATCATTGATAACAAAATGAATATTATTTTATGGATTTTAATTGGTATATTTAGCATTACAGTGATTGTTTTCACAGCCGGATATTACTCAATACCGATTTTCATTATTTTTATTGGTGGGCTTATTTGGGAAAACAAGCGGGAGAAAAAACGTTTAAAGGAAATGGAAGAATTAATCCGTAAAGAACATGGAATAAAATAATCAATATTACCAAATAAAGTGCACCTAGGCTGATCCCCGAAAGCAAAGAACCTTACTTTGTTGATGCGCTCCTATCATAAGGGTAAATGCGAAAGGGGCGTTTGATGTCAGATCTTAAAGTACTACCACAAAAAGCATATTCATTAAAAGATGCTATTCAGTATGTAGAGAGCGAATATAATGTTTTATTAGATGAAAGAAAATTACTCAATTATATGAAAGAAGGTGATTTAACCGCTTCAGTTCATATTGAAGGAAATAAAAAAAGAATAGAATACATAGACTTTTTAGATAAAGAAATTAAAGTCTTCCCTGAAGAATCATTTTTAACTATTAAAAATTCTAAAGATAAATTACTTAAAACAGGTGATACTATCTATGGAACAAATGTTTATGATAAACATAACATGGCAAACATTTCTTTCTGTATAAACGATAAGAATGTTAATGTCATGGATAAAATAGAAAATATTTCTTTCCAAGATCTTAGCTTGGTGAGATATTCAGGGTATTTTAGAATTCCAAGAGAAACCTTGTTTTTTAATATAGATGATTTGCCAGACAATTCTTTTTTATTGCCGCCGGTTATAAATTTTGTATCAAATGATTCTAGCATTCATATAAAATTAGCTTCAACCCCAGAAAAAATAAAGTTAGGAATAAATAATATTTGTATCTTACATGAAGATTTAATGGATTTTCTTAACTTAAAGTTAAAAAATGAAACAAATTTAAATTTGGATAATTGTCTTTATTTACTAGGAGAAGTATTAAACGCTGTGAAATCCAAAAATAGAAAGTGGACTCAAGGAGCAATTATTGATGAGCTTCTTTATATCAGAGGTGATCGAAAAGTGTATGGTTTAGAGAAAAGAACCATTGAAGAATATTTTTCTAGCGCCAATAAGCGACTAGAACCATAATACACTAGCACTCTTAAGGTGCTTATTTCTTTTAAAAATTCCTTAAAAATCAAACCTATTTTTTCGCAACCGAAAATATCCTTTCTGTTGCGATGAAGTCTATTTAATTTTTCTAGAAACTACCTCCCCGTAACGTTACGCAAATAAGCGGGCTACCAGTTAGCCCCACGCAGTTTAACTAATACGGAGAGGAAAATGAGCCAATCTCAAACCCAATCTAAAAAACTTATCACCGGTGCCGATGTTTGCCAACGCGTAAGCTTTGGACGCACCAAACTCAATGAGCTTGTAAAAGCTAAACAATTCCCACAACCGATCCGCTTTTCACAAAACTTTGTCCGTTGGGATTTAGAAGAAGTGAATGCGTGGATTGAAGAACAAAAAGCAGCACGCGCTTAATGGAGGGAATATGGCGACAAGATTAATGACAATCGCTTTAGAACTTATTTCCAATCCTCAAACCGGAATCAGTGAGAAAGAAAGTTACTTCAGCGTTCATTTTCTTAATGCTCGTAATGAGGTAAGCGAAATTCAGCGAATTCTTGATATTGAATTGAATAAAGCTCGTGAGATTTCAGAAGCAGGGAGACACTACACCCGATACACCGTAAAAGATGGCGATCAGATACGCAAAATCGCCAACCTTTACAACGAAAAACTACGCTATCAGCAAGAAAAACGGAATCGTTGTTTAGATATGTTATTTTTCACTGAAGGCAATATTCAACATTCAATTAATTTATTAGGAGGTATTCAATGAATCTTCAGGAAAAATTTGAGCAGGAATATAAAACTACTCCATTGACTATCACACAGAAATTAGTTTATCCGCATTTCGTCATAAATTACTCAGAAGAATTTGATTTGTTTTATTCAGTATTTAACTTGGATAAAAACAATACTTTTTGTGATGAGGTTGGCACTGAAGCACTAGATGCTTTGTTATCCGGCATAGCAATTAAACAAAGTACTTGCGAAGTTCCGCTATTAGTGACTAAACAGGATTTAGATTTGATTTACTCGTTAGAGACTTCAAACCCGATTATTAATCTTGATGAGCAATACCAAACATTACAGTAAAACAAAAGCCCACGTTAGCGCGCGGGCTTATATCATGGAGTTTAATCATGAATATAATTTATGTAAATTATAAACAATGTGAAAATAATTACAATACATTTCGCTTTACAAAGTGCGGTCAAATTTGCGAGTATATTTGTGCCTTAGCAAAATCTAAGGTCAGCCGTGGAAAGCTGAATTTATATCTGGCGAACGATAGCACGCCTTTTAACCGTGCTTTTTTTGTTCGTAACATTCGCACACCTCAAGAATTTGCGGATTTTGTTTTATTTAATCTAAAAATTCATTCAATGGTAGAGCGTAATGGGCCGTCTTTGACGGGCTGTTTTCCAGATATGACAGTTTTCCACCCTGTTACGTCCTACCGCCCGACCGTGGAAAGTCTAGCGGTAGTTTCTAAAAATCTTTTACTGGAAACTACGCAAATGTATCAATTCATTTTTGCGGCTATTCGCCGTACCGATCTAACCAATCACATTCAAAAAATCCGTATCACCGCTGACACTGAACAAGCCGCACGCACTCAATGCGCCCGTGATTTTGTTCTTGTGCTTGCCGGCAAAATCAATCTTCAAAACAACGTGAAAAACGACCGCACTTTTATCAAGGGGTGAGCTATGCGCAATCTTAATAAAGAAAAAATCACTCTTGAAAAATGGCAATTAGAAGGGCTTTTAGAGAAAGTCCATCAGCTTTCATCATTGCTATTGGCTTTATCTGAAACCGATTATTCAAAATTAAATGAATGTGAAATTCAGGCGGCAATAGTCGCTGTGTTTAGAGTAAGTGAAAGCAATTATTCGGCTTTGAATAAATTATTGGAGGGCGAAGATGACTAATTCACCTTACAAATTAGTGATATTGGACAAACAGGGCAAAATTGATTTTGTGGGGCATTATCCTACATACGAACAAGCCTATAAAGCTGCTGAATTTTTAAAAAATAAAGATGTTCATTCAGAAATCAGAATTAGCAACCCCGACGGATTAGGCGAGGATGATGAAAATGATTAAACCGATGGCACAACAGCAAACACAAGGCACGGTTAAGCCTAAGATTCATGGGAAACTCTCATTCAATCCCTTACATGCGGAATATGCGCAAATCAGCCGCCAATTTAAGTTAATCCATGACAGCAACCGCAAATGCCTTGAAGTTTATCCGGACGACTTCCATCACAAACTAAAAATGCGCGGCGAATGTGCGGATTTAGTAGAACGGTTGAAAGGTGGTGGAAAGTTATTTAACGAATTGGCGAAAGCTGCGGATTTAACAAAAGAACAGA